GCGGCTTGGAAACGCATCGTGAAAAAAATCTAGTGCTGGACTTCCAAGATGCTCCAGATTATGGTACGGTACGATTCCTTCGACGAAAGGACAACGATGACTGCTGGATGGGTGCTCGCTCTGATCGCTGCGGTGGTCTTGGCGGTGAACTGCACGCTGGCTGCTGCGCTGTTTATGATTCGGGAGGGGCTGCGGTCGATTGCGACGTTGTGTACGTCGATTGTTCAGTCCCTCATGGGCCAGTCAGCGGATGAGGACGGCATCGTGTTCGATAGCGACGTGGGCAACTCGTCGTCGCTGTTTGAGACGCTGCCTGCGTGGCAGTTTTGGGACGGCAGGAACGAGGAAGGGCCGGATGAGAACCCGATTGGGGTTCCGAAGTGACTTCGCAGCAGGAAACGGCGACGGCACACCGAAAAGGGGTGAAGCCGTCGTTCGATCACGCCGTTTTTTCCGCTTCGATGCGGGATATGAGGTTTACGGCGTCAGGTGATGTGTTGATGACGCTGGTGGTGCCGTATTCGGACAAGCATTTGGCTTTGCCGGTGTCTGACGCCTACGGCATCCAGTTGGATGTGGAGATCAGTCGAAAAAGGAGGTCTGCCAGTGGTGTGGAAAGTTCCACCTGAGGACACGTTGACTCGTGAGGCGCTGTTGAAGGCGCGTGAGGAGGACGGGAAGGGCTGTATGTGGTGTACCGGCGTGCCGCCAGATGGCGACGCGGCAAAGACTTTCATCAAATGCGGGTGGTGTAAGACAAAATCAAACAGGGCCGCTACCAATCGGTAGCGGCCCTGTCCGTGGAAAGGAGGATTCCCATGCTGTGCTGTCATTATAGGAGAAGGAGACACTGATGTCAACGAAAACACGCACATTTACGCAGTCGGACGCCGATACATGGGACGTTTTGGTCAAAAACGCCCGTAAGACGTGCCGTGGGGCTCTTGGAACGTGGACGGTGACCATGTCGAACAAGGAACTCGGGTCCGAGTTGGGGTTGAATCGGCGTGCTGCGTCGGCCCGTGCGAGTCGTTTGCTCGATTTTGGGATGGTTTCGGCCACTTATGGCGAAGTAAACGGCCGTCCGACGTCGAAAGTGTACGAAATCCAACCATCATGGCTGGATCGCTCCCCGAAGGTCGGGGATTACTACGAAGTGGGGTCTGAATAGTGTCGGTAAAGGCTATTTCGGCTGTTTGGGACCATTCTGAGTCGTCTGGGACCGCTTTGTTGCTGTTATTGGCGATTGCGGACTCTGCTGACCATGATGGGACCAATGCTTGGCCTTCTCAGGGGACTTTGGCGACAAAAACCCGGTTGTCGAGGCGTACCGTGCAGCGAAAAATCCATGATTTGGTCACTCTGGGTGAGTTGGCGGTGGTTCCGGGTCCGGCTCATATCCGTTGGGATCGGCGACCCAATGGATATGAGATCAGATTGCCCGGGATGACAGGTTGTCGCCCCGTAGTATCGGCGGGGCGTCAGTCTGTCGTCGACGAGGCGTCAAATGATGCGTTACGGGGCGTCACTGTTGACGCACAACCCGTCCTTACCCACCCAGAACCAGAGGATTTGGAGAAGATTTTCAGCGAGATGCGAAACAACCTGCGACACGGACCGAATCCATGAATCGTTGGCTGCGATTGAGGCGAACAGATGTTCCCCAAGCGTTGACAGACGACGAACTCGAGGAAGTGTCGGAGATGCTGTCGCGGCTTGTTGAGGATTACCGACCGTTATATGGAACCGTGTATTACGACCCGGAGGAAGACGAATGACAGTTAGATACCGAAGCGGTGCTTGTATGCGTGGTGGATGGACGTGGGGGGCCAATGTTCCGTACACGTCTGTCAAGAACTTCGTGCCTTGTGTCGAACACGAGTGGAACGACATCGGGATGGTGACCCGGACGGGCCGGTTGGCACTCCTCACATTCGACGACTGCGCCAAATCGCAGCAGGCGTGTCCCGAGGACGAAGAACCGAAGCGTTGGCTGGACGACGACGACCCACGGATTGTCACCAGAGCCGAATGGACGGCGCGTAAGAGGTTTTTGGACGCTGGGCTGCGGGTAGACGGCAAAGTGCCAGAAAGGCTCCTCTGTGACGCCGAGAGCCCCTTCTAAGAGCAACCTGGCGCGGCTAGCCGCCTACGGATTGTCGCCTGCGACCATTGCGACTGTTTTCGATCTCGATGTCGCCCGTGTTCGCCAAGCGATCGTCGACATCGGCGACGTTGACGAAGCCGTCCGTGCCGACGACGAGTTGCGTGTCGGCGTACAACGGGTCGCATGGAGAGTCGTTGAGGAGACGCTGCTGATGCTCGACGAGGGGTCTCCTCAGGTCAAGCAGAAACTCATCACTAACCTGTTTTCAAAAATGATGGGAATGCTCGAATCCGAATCCGTTGACCAACTCGCCGACCTGCGAGGAGAACTGTCTGCTCTGGTAAACGAAATCGGAGAAACACCCGCTCCGACTGAAAAACCGCAGGGAGATGTCGAAGACGACAACCCAGTGTGAACTTTGAACCCTTCGTCAAACGTCTTGCTATCAGAACCAAGCAGCAGACCGTTCAGAAACTGGAACCCAACTGGGCCCAAGCAGAGGTCATAGACACGGTCAACGACCTCTACAACACGGGACGACCGGCGCGCGTCATCGTTCTCAAAGCCCGCCAGTTGGGAATCTCGACCATTTCCGAAGCACTCATGTTCGCATATGTGATGCTGCACGAACACTCCTACGGTCTAGTAATCGCACACGAGATCGACGCCTCCGAATACCTGCTGAACATGACGAAGTTGTATTGGGACACGTTCCCGTTCAAAAGCCTCTACACAACCAAGTATGTGTCGCGGAAGGAACTGGCGTGGGAGGAAACAGGGTCGAGTATTCGTATCGCCACCGCCAAGAACATGCGTGCTGGTCGATCCCGCACCGTGAACGCACTCCACGGATCAGAAGTCGCGTTCTGGGACCATACAGCCGAGATGATGCTCGGATTGCGGCAAACGATCCCGAACAGTCCCAAATCCATGATTCTGCTCGAATCGACCGCCAACGGGGTCGGCAACTGGTACTACGACGCTTGGCAGGCCGCAGTCGATGGTGACAGCGACTATGTGCCCCTGTTCTTCCCGTGGTGGCGACACGACGAGTACACAGCGTCAGCCGCCAACTTGAAGTACGAACGACTGACCAACTTGGACAGCGAAGAAAAGACGTTACGGAAGGTGGGGGTCGACGACGATCACCTCGTGTGGAGACGATGGGCGATCCGCAACCTCGCCGACCAGAACACAGAGCGGTTCATGCAGGAATACCCGGCGACGCCGGAAGAAGCGTTCATCGCTTCCGGCACGAACGTGTTCCCCGTCGACTCGCTCAAACTCGTGTACGAACGCAAAGACGGCGTCAAGGGCTACCTGCGGAGAGAAGGCTACAGCATCCAGTTCCTGCCCGACCGGCACGGACCGCTCACGATTTTCAGGAAGCCGTCACGCGACCTGTCGTGGGGCAAGTACTTCATCGGCGCAGACCCGACACACACCACGATGGGCGACAACGCCTGCGCGCAGGTCATCAACAGGCGCACCTACGAACAGGTTGCGACATGGAACGGCAAAATCGACCCGATGACATTTGCAGAAGAACTCGCTAAACTCGGCGCGTACTACAACCATGCGACGATCTCCACCGAGATCGAAGGACCCGGCTACGCCACCATCGGCCGACTCGTCGAAATCGACTACCCGCACATTTGGCGCAACCGCTGGGCTGACAAGTCACCCGGCAAGATCGCAGAGACGATGGGCTGGTCGACGACGTGGAAGCGGAAGGAATGGGCGATCGGCTGGTTGATAAAACTTATGGCCGACCGTGACATGACAATCCACGATCCGAAAACCTACGACGAGATGCGAACATACGTCACGTTGCCGGCTGGCGGTTACGGCCCCGCAGACCGGGAAGGGCACGACGACTGCGTCATGGCGTTGGCGATTGCCTGTATCTGCGCGTCCACCGAAGGACCCGTACAAGCCTACGCTGGACCTGCCGAACAAGAAGGGCATCACGACCTACCAATCACCGCACCTTGGGAAGACTGGGCGGAGACTAAGGTATGAGTGAGAGCGGGGCGGCCCGGCCCAGCCTCCTCCTCCACCCACCTGGGCCCGGCCGCCCTTCTCTCATTATGAAACGAACACCTCTCAACCGTGTCAGCAAGAAACGTCAGAAACTTCTCCGCAAGCGGTCGGCGTTCCGCAAAGACCTGCTTGCTGCAAACCCGCGGTGTGTCGTCTGTCACGACCATTGGGCTTGCGACGTCCACGAGCCGCTCACACGCGCACGCGGAGGGTCTATCCTCGACCCCGACAACGCCGTGGGTGTGTGTCGGGGGTGCCACGACTGGATACACGACCATCCCGAAGAAGCAACCCGAAAAGGATTACTGAGGAGCCAACATGACTGACATGCCGGATTATGAAACCTGGAAGAAGGACCGCGACCTGCGTGCACTCGAAGGGTTCGATTTCACCGAATACGGCGACCCGCAAAACCGGACAGGCGAATGTTTCTACTGCGGCCGCATGTACGCCTGCGAGTGCTGATGCCCGTCTACCTGTACCGGTGCGGCGCGTGCCTCGAAAACGGCGAAAAGTGGCAGTCGATAAAAGAGGACCGCCTCGTTGTCTGCCCTGAGTGTCACGAACCGGAACTACGCAGGGTGTATTCGTTCAACCTTGCGACCGTGATGCACGAACACTTCGACCACACCGTCGGCAAAGTCATCAGCGACAAGAAACAGTTTGTCTCGGAACTGAAACGGAAATCGGAGGAGGCGACGGAACGCACCGGCATCCCCCACAACTACGTCCCCGTGGACTTGGGCGACAAGGAGAGTCTGAACGTCACAGAGGAGGGCATGGATAGTACGCTAAGGCGTACCACCAACGAGGGTAGACGGGAAGTCAAGAAATGGCTGTAGCCGAGCGCACAGAAATCGCTCAGGACGAAGACGCACAGGTGGCAGGCCGCGTCAAGGGGCTCTACGACCACTCACGCGCTGCGATGTCGAGCCGGCACGAACGGTGGCGCAAGGCATACCGGCTTCTCCACAACCGTGGCTGGGCCAACTCCCGCGACCCGTGGATGCCGTCACCGACCGCGTCGGAGATTTACCCGATCATCTCTGCCCTCGTCGGTTGGATGACCGACCAGCGGGTCCGATTCCAAGTCGTCCCGTCAGCCGACCCGCACTCGCAGTACGCCAACTTCCAGCAACAGTTGTCAAACGACCTCGAAACGCTCCTTGACTCCCTGTGGGTGAACCACAACTTTGAAGCAGAGGTTGAGAAAGTCCTGTTCGACTCGTTTGTGTACGGGTCGGGGTTCTTCAAGTGCATCTACGACCCCGGCTCCGACGGCGGAGCCGGGAACGCAATCATGCGCCGCTGCGATCCGTTCAGCCTCTACATCGACCCGGCGGCCACGTCGTTGGACGACGCGAACTACATTATTGAAGCCCGCGAACTGTCACTCATCGAGTTCGACCGACGATTCCCCGGCCAAGGTGCCGTCGTGGAATCCGAAACGCAGGGCACATCCGACCTACCGTCGCGGGACGCGGGCGGCAACGGCAGCAGAACACCTATGGCGAACCCGGGTGCACATTCCGGCGGAACGGGCACCGTTCCCCCCGTCTACGGCAAACCCGGACAGGGTCGCTCCCGCGCCGACGACGGCCGCCACTACGACGGTTCCGTTGTCGTCTACGAGGCGTGGCTGCGTGAAAACACCCTGTTCTCCCCCGAAGAAGGCGACGAGGAGGAGGAGCCGTACAACGTCACCGAATGGCGGTGCATCATCACCACGGGATCGCATGTGCTGATGAACGAACGTGCGATGGATATGTGGCAGCACGGCAGACACCCGTATGTTCAGTACGTCACGCACGACATGGGCGACTTGTACGGCATGTCTCTCGTCGACCACTTGGCCGACCCACAAATGGCAATCAACCGGCTCCTCGCAGCCCTTCAGCAACATGCAGAACTTGTCTCGAACCCGATCTTCATGGAAGACTCACGGTCTGGCATCCCACGGTCGAAGATCGTCAACAAGCCCGGACAGCGACTCACCAAGGGTGCAGGGTCCGAAGCAGGGTGGCTGGTGCCACCTCAGATGCCCAACGACCTACAGGAACTCGTTCAGTTCTACATCAACGAAATGGAACGCATCAGTGGTCTGTCGGGCGTTGTGCGTGGCTTTTCCCCTACTGGTCGTAACGCACAGGGTGTTATCGACAGTGTTGCCGAGTCCGCCTTCGTAAGAATCAGATTGGCCCTCCGCAACCTCGAACGGTCCCTGTCGAAAGCCGGATCGCTGATCGCCAACCTAATCGTGGAAAACTACGCTTTGCCGAGGGTGACGTCCGTTGTAGGTCAGGACGGGGAGCGGTCCATGCTCGCCCTGCGTGCCCGCCACTTCTTCGTACCCAACGACGAGGGTGCCGATCCGCTCAAGTTCTCGCTCTTTGTGCGTGCAGGAAGCGCCATGCCGATCTCGCGTGCAGCGAGAATCCAAGAAGCCGAGACGCTGTTCGCAATGGGTGCCCTCGACCCACAGGCGGTGCTTGAAGCGCACGACTACCCGAACCGGGAGATGATCCTCCAACGGCTCAACGCGATGGCAGAGTTGGGGATCGAACCACAAGAAAACAAAGGAAAGCGCAACCGTCAACGATGAGGGTGTAGGGTACAGACATGGCAGAACGATTCTCGTCTAACGACACGCCGACCCCACGGGGTTGGAAAGGGCCCTCCGAAAAGGGTTCCGTGATGCGTAAACTTGATGGCCGTCTGTCTATCGACAAGAGTGACGCTGACGACGAAGGTTCACCCGAATCTCGCCGCAACCCACTCGACCTATAGGAGCAACAATGCCTGGACCGGCAAAGACTGGCGGCAAGTCGATCAAGTTGCACAAGTTGGGCCACACCGCTGGCCGCGACTACGGCAACTCGACCAACGCCAAAAAGACCAACTCGCCGAAGGACCTTTCGGCTAAGTAGGCCATCATGGCTGGCACCCGTCAGAACAACACAATGCAGGAGGGGCTAATGCAACTCCTGTCGGCACTGTCGCAACTCAAGGCCGCCCCAGATGCGGACCTTGAGTACTTGTCGTCCATCGAAGCGGGCATTTTGGAGAAGTTGCGTGCCCCTATGCGTGAGGCTGCGGCCAAACTCGCCCAAGCCGGAGGGGTTACACCTCCCGGTAGGGGTCCTGCGCCCGGAGGGGCGCCCGGAGCGGGGCCGGCACCCCCGACTGCATCGGCGGCGGGGCCAGGTGGCGACGAACTTCGTCGTCTCGTGGCATCGCAAGGTATGAGGTGAAATGTCTGACGGATCGGAACTCACAGACGATCAGGTTGAGGATTCTTTAGAGGAACAGGGGTTCAACCCCGTTTGGGACTCTGAACGCTGGAACGAAGTCCTTGAAAACTCCTTCAAGGACGAAGTCGCCGACGACGAAGTCGTTGACGACGGTTCTCTCGCCGACGAGGCTGCGCCTCAAGCCGCCGTTGAGGCTGCGGACACTTTCCGCGAGGGAGCCGATAGCGCGGGTGGATACATAGACATTGCCGGGACGCAAATACCCGAAAGCGAGGCGGAACGGGTAGCGCGTTTCTGGGACTGGATGAACCAGAACCCAGATCAGGCGATGGACTTCGTCGGTTACATGGTGGGCGACTACGAACTTGTGCCTCGGGGTACAGCACCGCAGCAACAGGGCTATTTCCAACCTCCGCCTCAGCGGGAGGACATCGACGACGAGGACTGGGACCTTCTACCTGACAGCGTCCAGAAGCAACTCAAGAAAATCGGCGACCTAGAGGAGACGCTGCATTACCAGCAGGACGCGATTGCTTGGCAGCAGCAGGTGGAAACGCAGCGGTCACAGGCGCAGTCGTTGTCGCACGTTGAACTCGCAAAGAACCAATTCGCCACCAGATACGACCTCGACGCGGCAACGATGTCGGAAACGGTGGAAACAGCCGCCCGACTCAATGTCGTCCCGGCCCTCATGGCGGAAACGCAGGACCCTATAGCAGCCGTGTATCGCGCACTCGAAATATCCTATTTACAGTCAGAAACGGGCCGTGAACGCGAGTTGAACCGCCGTTTGGTGGAAGCCGACACGCATAAGCAACGACAACGTAAGATGGCGGCAGTAGGTGGCACTGGGGGCAATGTGCCCAGAACCACCGAAAACCTCCCGAACACCAAAGAAGGTCGACGGGACGCAATGGTAAATGAAATCGCTGCCGCAATCCGCGGTGGTTAGTGACCAACTAGGAGCAAAGACCAAATGGCAACGCCAATCGGCTCAGATGTGGTCACTTCGATTGCGCGCAGGTATATTCTGCCGGAAATCACCGACAACGTCTACAACACCAACCTGTTGTTGTTTCGACTGAACTCGTCGAACAAAAAGATCGTTCGCGGTGGTACGCAAATCGAAGTGCCGCTGATGCACAGCCGTCTTGCAGCCGGTGGTGCATATTCTGGGTTCGATCTTTTGGACGTGACCCCGTCTGACACCGTCAAGAACGCTGCATGGGACTGGAAGCAGTATTACGTCCCGGTGACGGTTGATGGGTTGACGCTCATCAAGACAGACAGCCCCGAGGCTGTCGCTGACTTCATCCGCCTGTATTTCCAACAGGCAGAGATGGAGATGGCGGAAATCCTCGGTACGGGACTGTGGTCTGATGGCTCGACCGACACGAAGCAAATCGACGGCATCGAAGGCGCAGTCGACGACTCGAGCGTTCTCGGGACCTACGCTGGGATCGCACGATCCAGCAACACTTGGTGGAAGTCCAAGTACGACGGGTCCACGACGGCGCTGACCCTTGCGACGATGCAGACCATGTTCGGAAACACAACGAACGGTGGTCGCCATCCGTCGGTTCTCGTAACCACGCAGACGAACTACAACAGGTTCTATGCGCTGAACCAAGCAGACGTCCAGATTCACGTCGGACAAGGCGCGGTCGACGAGCAGTTGGCTCAGGCTGGTTTCACCAACCTGTTGTTCAACGGTGTTCCGTTGTGTGTCGACTCTCACGTTCCGACGGACGGACCAACCGGTTCGGGTTCGGGTCACCACATCTACTTCTTGAACGAAGACTTCATCCACTGGGCAGTGTCCCCGCGGGCTGACTTCTATCTGGAAGATTTCCAGACACCCATCCAGCAGGACGCGATGGTCGCCAAGTTGTTCTGGGCTGGTAACCTGGTCATCAACAACTGTCAACTTCAGGGCAAAATGTCTGCCCTGACCTCATAGGAGGCCCGACATGGCAAATCAGGTACTAACCAACGCGCTCGGCGCATTCGGTCGTACAACCGGCTCCGAAGTCAACTTTCAGGTTGTGGTGCCATTCGAGGCTTCCGGGGCTATCTCCGCGAACGACCTCGTGGCCGTCGCTGCTTCGGTCGACACAGACACCACCGTCACCGTCGAGACACTCGATGTCTCCGACGCTCTGCCGGAACTCGTTGTCGGTGTCGCCAAGGCCGCAGCGGCCGACGGCGCGGTTGTAGAGGTCGTAGTCTTCGGCTACGCCATCTGCAACATCGGCTCCACGTCACCGGCGCTGGGCAACGTCGTCATCATCGGCGCGTCGGATGGCGTAGCCGGAGTGTTGGCACCAGCCGTAGCAGGCACCATCACCGGCGACAACTTCGGTATCTTCCTTGGTACCGAAATCGGTTCATCCAACACAGCAGCCATCTGGTTCTCGAAGTTCTAGGACCAGCCAAAACTGAAAGGTAGGCGGCACCTATGTCAGTGGTGCGAGTCAAAAACCTGCGTAAACTCACACTCGTCGACGGATACGACGGGACCAACTACGCCATCGACCCGGGTAAGTCGGTCGTGGTGCCGCTCGAGGCCGCCAAACTGTGGTTTGGCGACTGGGACACGGAAAACAAGCCAGAACGGGCGTTGCGTGTACGCGACGACGAGTTCTATCGGCTGACGATCCGGTACGGCTGCGCCGACAACCCGGAGGCGTGGGAGGAATGGAAGCCGCTCGTTGAAGTCACCGACCTCGACAACGACGTAACGTACACCACTGTCATCGACGACCCTACGGGGTCGTCGGTGTCACAGGCTGATGTTACAGTCAAGGAGAACGAGGACATGCTCTCGATGATTCGGCAGCAGTCGAAGGAACTCAACGCCCTCAAAAAGCAGTACGAGAAAGAGGTGCGGCAGGATCAGCCCGACGCTGATGCTGACGAGGACACCCCTGAGCCGGTTGCGTCGAAGCGCGCCCGGCGGTCGTGACCGAGGACTTCACCGGCTACTACACGCTGACGGACCCGGAACTACGGGTCCGGTACTGTCAGGCGGCGAGCGAGCAAGCCAACCTGCATCTGGAACTGGCGATGGTGCTCTCTCAGGAGCGGCGCGCCAAAGTCGACGGTTTCGTCCGCAGCGAGGAAACGTCGGTGGCTGGACGGGAAAGAGAAGCAGACTTCCACGCGCTAGAGTTGACCACAACCGTGTTCGAACTACGCGGTCAGCAGGCCGCAAAGACCGAAGAACTCGGTGTGTTGAAAATGCTCCTAGGTGTGGACGATGCCGCAAGTTGAATACTTTCAGATAACGGACTTCAGTCCCGGCATCAGAGACAAGTTCACGCCTAACCAGCCTCCGGGGACCGCAGAACGCACCGACACTTGGGGTTGTGTGGCCCTACCGGGTACCGGACTGGAACCTTTACCTCAGTGTCAGGTGGCGCGTACAGCAAAGCAGTTGAATCGGCGTTCCGCCACCGATTACGGACTCGATTCAGCGTCGGGGTGGATGTATAACGGCAACCCGCTGTATGAGGGTTCCAACTACGAGGTTTGCGGCTTCTTCTCGCAGGGTGGCATAGGTGGACCCTCTGAGAGTTACACCTACCCGGTGGAGTTGTATATCGGCGTTCAGTGGCTCGAGCACGACAGCGCGTCGGCGTATCGCCGCAACGTCCACGTCGAAGCCGTCAACTTGGCGAACGACGTCAACTACGAAATCCTTGACCGGGCTGTCACATCCGGTCCGAGCCCCATCGCGTCCGAGTTGTGGCGTCCCGTAACGTTCGCGTCAACTCGTGAAAACCGGTCTGCGTCGTTTGACGAAGACGACCAGTACCGTCCGGGCCGGCCGGTGATCTTGGCGGCGTGGATGGCGCACGACTTGTCCGACTGGGACATGGTCGAATACCCGGACGCAGTCGACGGAAGCGGAACCCCCAAATATTTGATGTCGGAAACGACGTCGGTTGGGTCGCCGACGACAAACAAACCTGCCGAGATCGTTTCCCACCAGAACCGCCTTGTCGCGTTCGTCAACCAAGAGTTCACACGCGCCAACGGCCCGAACATCACGTCCAACGAAAACATCGTGTTCTCCACCCCACCCGGTGTCCTGTTCGACTTCGAATCGTCTGCTGCGAACACGTTCGGCGAGCAGATCGCGTTCGAGATTCAGAACGCGACGGGTTACACCGCCTGGGCGTCTATTTCGTCGTCGACGCTGCTCCTCATCAAAGGCCGTGGCGCGGTGCTGGTGACCGGGTCGATGGAATCCCCGACTGTGGTCGCTTTGCCGAAGGTTGTCGGCAATGCGTCCGGGTTGGGAACGATGTCGTCCCTCGGGTATGTGTATCCGACGGCGAAAGGGCACGTCTATGCGTGGCAGGGTCAGGACACGTCTGTGAACCTGTCGCCGTTTATGACCCCCGGTTTCTGCGACTACGACGACGCCAGCAAACGCAAGGGGTTGACCGGCGAGTGTGCGGCGTGGAACAACTACATCCTGTGCCCGAACGACTGGGTGCTCGACGACCGTACAGGGGCGTGGTGGAGGATCAACGACCCGTCGACCGAAAACTTTACTTCTCGGATCAGGTATTGGAATGTTCCGGCGGGTCAGGTGTTCAACAACACCGACGCCGCATACGGCGCTGTAGGCAAGTACCAAGAGCAGGCAGAGGGTGTGGTTGCAAGGTTGGAATCCGGTACCCTCGCCCCTGAGTTCCGGTGGCGTTCCCACCCGATCAACATTCATCCGACCCGGGTCGCGCAGATACGAGAAGTCGGAATCAGTTTCCGTGGTCGAGGAACCGTCTATGTGGACATCTTCGCGGAAGACGACCAGCACGACGGTCCCGTAAACACTGTCGTGTTTGCCAAAACTGCGTCTGGTAACGCAACCAAAACCCATATTCTGCGGGAAACCACCGGAGTGGAGTGCAAGTCGATCAACATACGCATCCGGTCTGTGAGCCACGACGGCAGCGATGAGGCACCGACCGTGTATGGGCTAAACTTTGGGTATCAACTCAAGCAACAGGTCGGCAACAGTTCCGACTCGCATCGCGGACTCGTCATGGACCGCGACGACGACAAACTCGACGAGGACTCCTTAGGATAATGGGCAGCGGATTCAGAACCTGGGCTAGTAGCGAAGTGGTCACCGCTTCGAACGTCCAAAACTACCTCCAAGATCAGACAGTCATGGTGTTCGCCTCCGCGTCGGCCAGATCGACCGCCATTTCGTCCCCCGAGGAGGGGATGGTGACGTACCTGAAGGACTCGGACGGACTGTTCGTGTACGACGGTGCTTCGTGGGATCAGGTATTCGGACTGGGTGGCACGGTAGGCACCGACGGGGCAGGGGTCGACGTAACCTTCTACTCCGGTACGTCTGGCGACTATTTCCTGTGGGATGCGTCGGAGGAGAAACTCATCCTTGAAGGCACCCACGGTGCGACGGTGCTCGACGTCACCGACGGCAACGTCGTCATCGCAGACGGCACCCTGACAGTAGGTTCCGACGGGGCCGGGGAAGACGTAACCTTCTACTCCGACACGGCAGGTGACCATTTCGTGTGGGATTCGTCCGCCGAGAAACTCACAATCACCGGCACCGACGGCGCAACAGCGTTAGATGTCCCAGACGGCAACGTCACAATCACCGACACCTGCACCGCAGGGGCCTTCTCCGGTCCCCTCACAGGCAACGTCACAGGTAACGCCTCCGGGTCGTCTGGGTCCTGTACCGGCAATGCAGCCACGGCTACCGAGGCCACCAATGTCACAGCAGTTGCGAACAACTCAACAGACGAAACGGTGTATCCGACCTTTGTTGATGGCGCTACGGGTACGCAGGGCATCGAAACAGACACTGGACTGACGTACAACCCCAGCACGGGACTCCTGACCTCAGCCGGGTTCTCTGGTCCCTTGACGGGTGCCGTAACTGGCACGGCCACTGAGGCCACCAATGTCACAGCAGTTGCGAACAACTCAACGGATGAAACCGTTTATCCGACGTTCGTTGATGGTGCCACCGGCACACAGGGCATTGAGACGGATACGGGCCTGACCTACAACCCCAGTAGCGGGATTCTGACCTCGACCAACTTTACTGGTGCCTTGACCGGCAACGCGGCCACCGCTACAGCCTTGGCGACAGCCCGCACTATCGGTGGTACGTCATTTGACGGCACCGCGG